AATATAAAACAGATTTAAACGATAAGACCAAAAGAAGACATAAAACTCAATTAGCAAAGGGAGCTTTTGGTAAAGTTAAGAATCAGCCTAATAAAAATAAATAAAATAAATAGTTTACTTTATTATAAATATATGTTATAATAAGAAATAATAAGTAATGAATGTTCTTTAAAATATACATCGGTCACCTCTACGTTATGTGCAAATTGTCGGTGTTTACAGGAGAAAACAAAAGCTGGAGAAATGACGATTTCGTTGAAAGCTACAAAGCACTCCTATATAATTAATTTGCTCGAAACCACATCTTTATTATTGGAACGAGATAAGCACCAAACATCTTTAAAACCAGTAATACAAGATACGAGTAAATGAATACATCTCCAAAGCAGTACAATAAACAAAACACAAAAGAAGTAAAAAGCAAAGTCATCCAAGATAGACCTCTTAGGAAAGGTCCGCAGGGTATTAAATACACTGAAGAATATCTAGATGAAGTTGCTGCTTATATGGAGACATACATCAAAGACACTCCTATCCCTTTCATAGAAGACTTCACAGTAGGGCTAAAGCGTTACATACCAAGCAATTACATAACAGGCGTATTAGATAGAAGCGATAAATTATTAAATGCCTATAAAAAGCTAAAAGATAAACAACAGTCTAGTCTTATTAAGCTCGCTTTAGGAGATAAGATAAATGCTACTATGGCTATATTCACTTTGAAGAATGTTGCTGGCTGGAAAAACTATATAGATTCAACCGAAGAAAAAACCATACATGTGGACAATGATATAAATGACAAACTTAGCAAAAAAGATAAAAAGCAAATCGACGGACTTCTATGCGAGGCTATCGAAAGACAGAATGCTGGAGAATCTGGCGTTATGGTCTCTTACACACAGGAAGATTAGAGAAAAACCTTTTTCGTTTGAAGGTCATCTCTACCTAAGAGCTATATACGAAGATACCCATCCATACATCGTTGTGATGAAATCAGCGCAGTGTTTTACTTGGGACATGATGGTAATGACTGATTCTGGATATAAGAAGATAGGCTATTTGGCTGCAGGAGACAGTGTATTCACAGGAAGCGGTAAGTTGACCAGAGTTAAACATATCATAAAACAGGACTCAAACGATATCTATTCTATAAAAACAAGACCAGGACTATTAAAAGAAACTCTTGCTACAGGCAACCACAAAATGATAATCATCCCATTTCGAAGGAACAGGAAACATAATCGATATAGTAACACAAACGATTTTAAATATGTATTCAAAACAGAAAACATTAAAGAAGTTGCCGTAAAGGATATTCAAAAAGGTGATTTCTTGCTTATGCCTAAACCTAAAATGAATATAACTAAATCAAACCATACAAAAGATTATTGTAGGCTGCTTGGACTATACGCATCAGAAGGCTATGTGAGAAAAGACGGATGTGGTAGATTCGGATTTTGCTTTAATATCAATGAGACTGAATACATAGATTTCGTATATAAGAATATAAAGAATTGTGACTGGAGAAAGAAAAACGTAAGAACGGATAATTGCACCGTTGTTGAAGGAAAATCAAAAGGTCTATGTAAAGAGCTAGCTGAATTGTGCGGAATTGGTTGCATTAACAAAAAAGTACCTGCGTTTCTATTCAAAGATACTGACAATAATAAAAAGGCATTTATAAGGGGAGCGTTTGAAGGAGATGGCTGCCAGATCAAGCGCGAGGTAGTAAAACAATATAAATACACAAGCATTTCTCAAGACTTAGTATATGGAATGCAGTTCTTATTAAAAACACTTGGGATAATTGCATCTATCCAAGGTTATCCAGCAAGACCAAACAGAAAGAAAGTATATAATCTTGTTGTAAGCGGGAGATATGCTCAAAAAGCCTATGATGAGATATTCAAAGACGTGACAAGGTTTGACGCTCCAGAGCGTACAACTAAAAGCAATATTGTAGAATGGGATAATTACTTTGCGGTAAGAGTCTCAGAGATACACAAAACAAATGAATCTGATTATGTATACAACATAGAGACTGAAAGCGATGAGCATTCCTATACTGTCAATGGTGTATCTTGTAAGAATTGTGGAGTTAGCGAGTGGCTTCTTAATACAGCCTTCTGGTTAGCTGATTGTCAAAGCTTTAATTCAACGTTAGTAGAACCAGCAGACCCTGAGCTAAGAGACTTTGTTCATGGTAGAGTAAAACCAGCTATTGACGGTTCTCCTCACCTACTCGAAAGAGTTAACGATACGGACAATGTCGGCTTAAAGAGAATAGGTAGAGCTTTTATATACTTTCGTGGTAGCAGAAGACCACATAAACTGAAAACAATAGATAGTGATTGCATGTTATATGATGAGTTAGATGAGTTAAGTCCTGGAACATTAGCAAGAGGTGCTAAGAGACTTGGACATAGTGAGCTTAAATGGCAGAGAGCTGTATCCACTCCTACATATCCAGAAACAGGGATAGATGAGGTATTCGCTCAATCTGACCAAATGAACTGGATTATTAAATGCGAACATTGCAATACCTTTCAAACGCTTAGCTGGCCTGAGAACATAGATATTGAATTAGGCGTAGTTGTATGCAAGAAATGTAAGAAGCCAATAGACAGATGCCAAGAAGGAGAATGGATAGCTAAATACCCTGAAAGAGAGATAAGAGGGTATCACATCAATAAGCTATTCTGTGCTAGAACCAGTATAAAAGATTTAATTACATCAAGTAAGAAGATTGCCCAATACGAAGTACAAGAGTTTTTTAATAGTGACTTAGGAATTCCTTATGCTCCGCAAGGAGATAGATTAAGCAAGACAGCCATAAGAAGCTGCGTAGATGGCAATTTTGATATCCCTTATCCAGTAACAGGCTGCACAATGGGAGTAGACGTTGGTAGGGTATTAAATGTTAAGATAAGCATAGCAGAGGGAAACAAGCAAAGATGCGTATATGTAAACACTCTTAACGACTTTGAAGAGCTAGATGACTTAATGTATCTGTATGGTGTAGATACATGCGTCATTGATGCTAATCCAGAGACAAGGAAAGCTAAAGAGCTACAAGCAAGGTTTCAAGGTAGAGTTTACTTAGCTTATTACTTACCATCAGATGACAAGAGAACAGAGCTATTAAGAATAGACGAAGATGCAGACGAAGGCGACTTAGTCAAGATCAATAGAACACAAGCGGCAGATAATGTCGTAGCTAACTTCATGAAGCGTAGATACATATTACCTAGGAACGCTGAAGTGACTAAAGATTACTTTACTCAGCTAATGGCACCGATGAGAATTGTTAAGAAGGATGCTAGAGGAAACGAAGTAGCAGTATATGAGGAGTTCGGTAAGCCGGACCATTACTTCCATGCAGAGATATATGACTTTATAGCTACTAAGATAAGAAACCACCAAGGAGTAACATTCGTTAAAGGCTCAGTATCATCTAAGAGCAGAGATATGGATGCACCAAGAACAAGCGAAAGAGATACAGCAGTAATGGAGGATAACTACGTTGAACAAGTCTGGTGATAAGAGAGTAATGCAGTTTACGCTTTATGGTCTCAAGAAAAGAGATTATAACAAGATACGTAGTGCTCTAATAACTAACGATGTCAATCTATTGTGTTCAGCTTTGTTTAGCCACTTTAAAAGCACTCGAAAGATTGATGCCGACATCAAGAAGTGCAAGATACCTATCGATAAGAACGAATCAGTCATTTTAGACACAATTAATACAGTAGAGGACTTGGAGAGACTATGGAAAACATAAAAACAGTTAAAGGATGGTTCAAGCATACATTTTCTTACTTCCAAGATAAAGAACCGCTTAAGAGCAATCTTTTAACTAAAGAAATTAGCTCAAGCGAGAGTACATCTTATCTAACGGGAACGCTTCCAAGATACAATCCAGATGAGGTTGTAGGCAAAAAGGGATTACAGATATATAAAGCAATGAAGATGGATGACCAAGTAAAGGCTTGTCTGTCTATTAAGAAGTTCGCTAGATTGTCAACACCTTGGGCTGTTAAAGCAGGAGACGAGAATGATAAGATGGCTGTTGAGATGGCGGATATGGTTACTTATGCATTAAAGAATATGAAGGGAACTTTCGAAAGAGACTTATTAGACATACTAACAGCAATTGAATACGGCTTTTGTCTTCATGGAGACACTATTGTACATTCACCATCTGGAGATAAAAAGATTAAAGATTTAGAAGGCAAGGAAGTATGGGTATACGCTTTTGATACTAAAACACAAGAAGTCAAAGTTGTAAAATCTAAGAAGGTTGTTAAGACTGGAACAGATAGAGAGACAGTAAAGATTACATATGCATGGTGGGCAGGTGCGGCAGGTTGCAAGACTAACACCTTAATATGCACGCCAGAACATCCTATCTTATTAAAAAGCGGTGTATACAAGCAAGCAGGAAAGCTCTTAGAAGGAGACAAGATAGAACCACTATGTTTTGTAAAAGGCAGATATAGCAACAACAAAGCTGGCATATGTCATACTAAATTAAAAACAACTTTAGGTAAACGAAATGGAAGTCACAAAGGAAAACTAGCTAAATGGGAAAAGGAATATCGCTTTGTATATGAACAAGTTCATAATTGCAAGATTCCTAAAGGATTTGATATTCACCATATAGATGGAAACAAGTTGAATAATTCACCGGACAATCTTACGATGTTATCATCTCATCTTCACCAAAGCTTACATTCTAAAAAAGCATGGGCTAAGCTTTCTAAAGAACAAAGAACTGATAGGGCATTAAATAGAAAACCTAGTTTGACAAGAGGAGCAACAGTCAGCTTAAGAAATAAAGAAACATGGGCTAATCCAGAAGTTAGACAAAGAAGAATAGATGGAATTAAGAAATCTTTTAAATCTAAAGTAAAAGATAAGATAATGGAAGGTAATAGAAAATATTGGGAAAGAGTTAAAGGACAATGTGGCAAAGATAATCATATTGTACTGAAGGTCGAGAAAGACAAAAAAGCCGATGTATACGATATGGAAGTTCCGGTATACCACAACTTTGCTGCAAACGATATATTTGTTCATAATTCAATAACAGAAAAAGTATATCATATATATAAGTCTGGACCATTCGAAGGTAAGATCGGATTAAAGAAGCTAGGCAACAGAGAGCCATTTGGATATAACTTCGTTACAGACTCACATAATAATGTTATTGGATTAACGTTTGATGGAATGGGAGAAGACTCAGGCGGATACGGATCGCCAGATAAGCCCTTTCCACCAGATAAGTTCGTTATCTATTCATACAACTCAGAACATGGCAATCCTTATGGAACAAGCGATATCAAATCAGCATATGAGCCTTGGTTTGGAAAGAAGTACACAATACGCTGGTGGAATATCTTTAATGAGAGATTCGGAGCACCTACAGTTGTATTCACTTATCCTAATAAGGGCATTGGCTTAGATAAAGACGCAATACAAGAGATTGATGATATTCTTAACAGCTTACAAGCCAAGAGCGGCTTTAGAATACCAGAAGGCGTTAAGGCAGAGCTATTAGAAGCAACACGCAGAGGTGAAGGTGGCTACGAAACAGCTATTGATAAATACGACTTAATGATTGCACGTTCTTGCTTAATCCCTAATAAGCTAGGGTTTAATGATACAGATGGTGGAAGCTATGCATTAGGAAAGAATCATTTCGATATGTTTATGTTCGTATTAGAGATGCTTGGTAAAGACATTGAAGAGTCTATTGTCAATGAGCAGATCATTAGACCTTTAATTCAAATGAACTATGGTGATATCGATGAAGAGATGATGCCATACTTCGAGTTCGAAAGCTTGTTAGATGAAGATACTGAATCTCGCTCTAAAGTAA